AACATATTTATCCCAACTTTTATCTTTCATATTGTCCTCACTTAATAAAAAACACTGAGAAGGTGACTGTTGCTACGTCAGACTTCACATATACTGCTGCCTTAGTCCATGCGGTTCCGGTTGTCGGACCCTGATACAAACTACCTGCTTTGTCTTGATGTAATACTATGTAACCTTTTGGTATAGCACCGTTGTCATTGTTGAACGCTCCGTCAGTTGTGAGTGAGACTGTCTTCTCAACATTGGCACCAGCTGTGGTAAAGGTAGCGAACTCACCTGCGATATTCTCACCGCGCTCACCTGTGGTTCCTGATCCAAATGAGACTCGTCCATGGAAGGCGTTGTATAACTTAGCAATCTGTGTAGCTAAGATAGGGACAGACTTCTTAGGATCGTCATTAGGTGTAAGTTGTATAGCATTAACAAGTCTCATATATTTGTTTCCAGATGAGGTAATGCTCCGAATCCATCAACGATGAAGGACTCATCAATAACATTGTTTGAATACTTTAATCTAATTACCCTACCTCTACCCGTTATATCAGCTCTAGCAGTAGAACCACCGGCAGCACCATAAACAGCAGTACCGTATACACCAGTACCATAGACAGCACCACCAGCAGAGAGGTCAATAGTCTGAGAGTATGTGTCACCGGACTCAAAGTTGTATGAGTAGGAGAAGGTGAGTGTAGATGCTGATATCTGGTAATATACATAAACATGGGACACCCCTTTCTGGTTTACGATATCCTCAAAGTCTAACCATTTGGTGTAGTAGTAAGCGTTGATAGCCTTTGGTTGGTTGAACTCATCATCTGCGAACGAGTCTTCCACATCAGCTATGTATGTGTAGCCATAGTAATCACCGAAAACTACCTGTTCTTGTCCTCCCGACTGGTAGACCATAGAGATGGCGTTGATGTTCATTTCATCGTATTCGGCAAAAGCATTGTTGATTGTATCCCAAGTGATAACTCTAGAGTTCTTACTACCACCCGATTGGGTGAAGGTAATCCAGTATTTACCCTTGGACTTTTGGTACACGCCTTGAGAAAAGGCAAAACGGTTTGTGTTATAGCTATTGATTGTATTGTTTATACGATCAGAGAGCTTGGTTGATGTGTTGCCATCGAAGAAGTAGAGACCATCCTGTGACATAAAGACCAAGCCATTCTCTACCTCAAAGACTGTGTGTCCACCAGCACAACCTACATTTGAATTAGTTTTAGCAAAGACGAAAGGTATGTCAGCGTCTCCTGTGAAGATGGCCTTATGGATTGAGCGTTCCTTAAAGATAATGAGCTGCTCACCTAGGGTCTTTAAGCCTGTGATAGCCTGACCATCATCTCTTGATACGTAGTTGAAATCAGTGGCTGTCCACGTTTCTATCTTACCTATGTTAGACCAGTATATACGAGTAGGGTGTAGTGTTGCTGACACCGTTACGTTGGCTAAAAACAGGTAGTTAGCAAAGGTCTCAACATATTTAGCTTTGGTTAATCCAGTTGGTACAGTCAAAGCAGCAGCGTTCCCAGTTCCGCTCCACTTCCATACTGGATCCACTCCGTTTGTTCCAATGGCGTTGTCTCTGAAAGTAACCCAATCTGCTATTGTATCGTCTCCTGCAGTTACGGTTAGACCTCCAGTTATATCCGATAATGTCGCACCCGAAGCGATGCTGTCTGATTTCCATATCTTATCCCCACATGTACCAATTAGGGTACGTGTGCCACTAGCTTGCTCAAACCAGTGCATAGAGTTCATGGAGGCACCTGAGTTGAAGCCATTAGAGGATACGATTGTAACTGTTACTGTGGCACCTGCAGCTTCTGCTGTTAGTTCATCTGAGGATATAAGGGTGAGCGTACCTGCTGCAGCTCCTCCAGTGTCTACCGTGTAGTCATTTGATACAGAGGTAGAGTCGTTGGAAGTTGAGCCGGTTACTCTGACCACATCTCCTGCCGAAACCGCCCCGAACCCATTACCAGAATCAGTAATAGTGTCAGGGTTCCCATTGACGAAAGCAATGGTTGTACCAGTGATCACGGTTACATCACTTGTGTTCATAAGAGTGTAGCCTTGTCGCTTCTTAATAGAACCGAACTTATCAAAGTCAATGTTGCGTAGATCAGATGACTCATTGTCCTGCAAACCAATAGGAGAAGCTGAGGAGTTAAGACCCCCACTGTTTCTTTTAAATGCTATTGGTACAGATTTAGATTGTAGATCTTCTCCAGCCATAGTTATCTCCCCATTGGACCAAAGTTGGCACCAACTTGTAAGTAACTTAAATGTTTATGTAAGAAAGAACGAGAGGCTTTGCCATCCCTTTGTCTCTGTAGAGTAGGTAGCCAATCAAGTTTATCTGCGTTGTCTTTCTTCAAACTTTTAATCTCATCTGCGTATAAGGCTACCCAACGATCACCTTCCTTCTGATTGGATTCATACTTGATCTTAGCTACGCATAGCAATATGAGAGCCTCATCAAACTGGTGTCCCAGTTCATGGACATCTCCATCGTTGACTAAGCGGTATGGATCTTTGTAGTACATGACGCTGATAGGAAATACGCTATCAGGACAAGGCCATACTTGCATCTTCTTATAGAGTAATCCAGCTGTGGTGTCATTGGCAGGGATAACTACTATGGAGCGTTCAATATCTGAGTCCTCAACTGTAATACGACCCACGGAGGTTACAGCCTTAACCACGCGCTCAACAGCTGAGAATACTTTTGATCCAACTACTGCTGTCGTTCCTGTAACTGTGAGGGTTTCAAAATCAGGGTAGCCTGAGACTGTACCAAATATTGTCACCGCCACAGAAGTATCTGAGGCACTAGATGATTTGACTTGCAATGTTTTAGGTTGGTTGGGTTGAATCAACGTCATGTTCTCACCCCACATCGTATAGTGGGTAGGCGTAGATCCCTCAGGTACAACAACACCACTTGCTAAGAACTCATTACGAGGTAGGTAGTCAAGAATCTGAGCATACCCTTCTTCCTCATGCCAGACTAGGGCTATACGACCTGCCTGTACTGGAGCGTTGTACTCATGTTGACCAAATATCTTGTATTCACCTGTAGTGGTATCATCTCCATCATACAGAGAGTTAACAGTGAGAGCTGTTTCGCTTGTGATTGTTTCGATCTGATATAGTTTTGTTGATCCGCTTAGTTCTATATAGCGACCAACGTTGACTAAATCTGTTTCAAATGTAGCACCCGTTATAGTAACTGTGGATGAATCTTCGTTAAAAGCACCTGCTTCTGTACCTTCGGTATATTCAGATACGGTATCAAACGATCCTTGTCTTCTAAGCTGTCTCCAGTATGCTTCACGAGCTATGCGAAAGAGGGTAGTATTGATCAGATTCTTGGTTGCGGTATCGAACTGAGTACCACTCTGATCTCTGGTAGCTCTCCGCTTTACCTCGTTTTGTAAGTCAACAAATGTAAACATTATTTATCTCCCAAACTTTGTACAGTAAAATCCTATTATAAAAAATACAGCTACCCAAATTCTTTCTATAACAAATACACCGTTAATTGTAACATACCCCTTTTCGTTAATAGGGAATGGTAAAAGGAATTGCCAAACTGGTGACATGTATCTGTTTGCTTCAATGGTATAAGATAGATCTGGATTCTGAGTTACCACGTACCAACAGAGGTATAAGAACATCCAGACTATAGGTATCACTATGAATATTCGTGTGACCCTAGCTGTCCAATCAGCATTATCATTACCCTTTTGAACGGCTGTAATCATATTAACATTAGCACTTGTGGTAGATAGGTTTCTTGTGTTGCTTGAACTAGCCCATGAAGATATCAGGCCTACAACAACCTTGGATATAATTCCACCAAACAAACTTATGACTGTAGCCCACATAACATTATCCTCCGAACACTTGATTCACAAAACCATGTACTACTTGTAAAAATATTGGTACAACCAAGACGAGTAATACAGTTACAGCTCCTTGAGTAAACGCCTGCCA